TAACTGTAATTTTTTCCAATCAATATTGTATTTTTTAGATGCATACTCTAAGACATCTATATTTTGGAAACAAATCATGGTGACTTGTTGAGCAATTATAGATCTAGCTTCATCCTCATCATCATTGAAGCTTAGGTCTTGCTCTAAAGTAGATCTAATATTGCTTAAAGGATTTGTGTTCCAGATAAATTTACTTTTGAGTTCACCATCTTTATTTTTTGTAAGATGTAGGCCTCTATCCTCAAGTTTTTTCTTACTCATCTCTACACCTTTCATCAAATAATATTTGAATTAAATTCTGTATTCCATAATCAACAGACTCGTTAACATCATGATAATCATATTTTGTCATCAATGATTGAAAATCGGTTAATGAAATATTGTCAAGTTCTTCCAATATCTTGTCTGGTAGTTCTTTGTTGTATTCTTCACTCATCGAGAATACCTCTTCTTGAATAGCGGAAAGTGATTAGTCTCCCATCCATCGCGATTTCTTAGTTTATCAATTATGAATGCGAACTGCTTTGACTCTTCTGTTAAAACTGCGTTTGTCTTAACGGCCTCTGTCTCTTTTCTTTCGTACATTACTTTCCAAAAATTTGGTGTGTAGTTTTTAATATTTGTCATATTTATTTCTCCTTATGTTTTCTCCAATACTAAGTATTGGCAAATGCCCTCTAAAGAGCATTTGTAAATACTTAATTATTTTTCGTGTATTGTGTAAGTATAATTATCGGGCAAGAAAGACATCTTAAAGCTATCAAGATATTTTATTAAATCATGAAATGTATAAAATGTTTTTGAGTTTCCTTTGTCATCCGTAATTACTACACGATCTTTATAACTACTCATTGAGTCATCGTGGTTGCTGATCCATTTGCGATGACTGTTCCATCATCGTAAATGTAGTAGACCTGACCATCAATAATTTGAATGGTTTCATTTTCCTCGTTCATGTTCTTTCTTGCCTCCAATTTCTAATAGCTTTTAATAAAAGTAGATTGTCTTTAATTAATCCTTCATCAGCATAATTTCTACAATTAAGAACTAACCAAGTTCTTATATTATATATGATTTCTTTATCAGTCATAATAGAGTTCCCGCTTCTTCAAAAGTAGTAAACAAGACTCCACCATCGTTTCCTTCAGTATCAGCGCTTGGACACATCCAATGACCATCGGAAAAAATTATCTTGAGCGTTCCCTCAAATTCTACTCCGAGTCCATCGAGTTCGGTGACTCTTTTTACATCTACAATTGTTCTTCCTTTGAGATGTGTTAAGGCTTTTAATCTAAACTTCTCAGAAGTTTCAGATTTACCTGATCTATAGTTTGCTTCCATATTTATTTCTCCATTTGTTTTTGTATTTGAATATTCGTAAATATTCATGATTACCCAAAGCGGGTAATCAAAAATATTTATTGCTGATACTGTACCAAAAATCTTTCTCTTGATACTTGATGCTTAAAGATGTCAAAGAAATAAGTTTTACCATCCCCTTGAGTCTCTCTTAGCGACTCCATATACATAACTCCATCGAGTTTGTATCCCTTACTCAATGCATTCTTAAATGCTTTGAGATGGTCTCTAAAAAAATATTTTTCACTCATGCTAATTCTATCTGCTCTACTTTCCATTTATACTTAGTTAATAAAAAATTAATAACTCTGCTCCATGTCTTTCCATGAATTGCTGAGTCATAATCTGCCCAGATAAAACTATTATCCTCAGTGACAATAAAATAGTTATCTCCATTGGATAAACTTCCATAGCAGTGAGTAGTTCCACCATCTTTTCTTTTTACTTCAATCATTTTATTATTTCTCGCTTTCTCAATAACTTAGTTATTGATCCAAAGACTATCAAAAGCCTTTGGATAAATATCTAATATTTGTAATCTTCTAGATCCTCACCAAAATGAAATAATTTATGATTGTTAACCCAATCAACAATATTTTTATGCAGATCTAAAGTACCTGAAAATCCTTCAATCTCATCTTTGTAATTACGATATAAAAAACAAGTATTGTCATGGTTGTTATGCTCAACAAGGATTTCTAAGCCATGATCGTAAATAATCATGTTTTTATCTTTATGTATTATTCTATCTTTCATTTTATTATTTCTCCTTTGTATTTGAATACTGATAAGTATTCATGATTACTCAAAGCGAGTAATCAAAAGTACTTATGATTGTATTTGTTTTTGTTGTTTCTTTATTAACGCCTCTTTGTATTTGTTGATAGTCACGTCAATAAATCTCGCTTCATGCTCCAAAGTTCTCTCGGAAACTCTTAAAAGTAATTCAAGAGTTTTATTTGTTTTAAAGTTAGATGCGAACTCACTATCAATTTCAAATAGTTCGTTAATCTTGTCAAAAATTGTAGTGATGTGATCTGCTTTTCTTTCGTCTGACTTTGTTATCTCATTAGCTTTATACATTTTTATTTTCTCCATTTATATTTTTGTTGAAAGGAAGAGTGAGCGGAGTCAATAATGCAAACAACAATCTCACTCACTCTTCGATTTGAATACAACTAGTATGTATTCACAACTGCCCTCAGCAATTGCAAGGGCAATTGAAAATACATAAAAGAAAAAAAATAAATATTCTTAATGGCAACTTAATCTCAGCGTCTCTTTTGATGATAGCGTTTGGAATGCAATCACGATTGGTTCGACCTATTGCCGTACAGTAAGTTATTCTATGGTGTCTGTCTTACTGCTCCGATGCCTTTACTAGTGACGAAAAAATTTATGCTCGAAAAATTAAAATTGAGTTTTTGTAAACAATTGAAATTTTTGAGCCAAGCAGTCGTGCCTAGTAAATTGAACTAAATCTATTTTAAATTTTGAAAGAGTGTCGAGTGTCTGCAAGGCATTAACGTTCTCTAGCGCTTCAAAAAATAAAAAACCAAATACTATTTTTTTCATATTTGGAATTCGGAAATTTAAAGTGTTCATGTGATTAAAATATACTGATTTATATTAATTTATCTACATTTATTATAAGTAATATTATCCTTATTTATCAGTGTTTTTAGGTCCTATTTTTATTAATTGGTTGTTTTTGTAGGCATTTCTTGAGATTTTTTTCCGTTTTAAGGCGTTTCTAGATAGGTTTTAAAATGGTTGGTGTGTGTTTGTTCGCGGTCAGCGGTGCGTGGAACGTGGAAATTAATTTAAAAAAAAACTTTAATTTGTCAGCGATCCGCCGATATTATTAGTATGAAAGCAAAATTTAGAATTGGTCAGTTTGTGACTGACTTAAAAAAACCATCTCAAGAATTTATGTCAGATAATTCTTGGGAGCAAAAAGGACTCGATGATATTCTAGGAAATGTCATTGTTCTTCAAATCAAAGAAATTGGAATTGAAGAGAATACTAATAAAAGATTTTATATCTTAGAAAAGGGAGCGGATCATTTAAGAGGATATTCTTTTGGAGTTTACGAGGATGAGATACTAAAAGTTAAAAGTTATTATCAGTTAAATAAAATTGAAGGGTTTGATGAAATTTTAACTTTGGGTGAATACTTTAGATATAAACATAATGTTCACTCGAACTCGTAAGGCTCTTCGATAAAATCTTCATACCAATTCATCTTGAAGTGAACATCATCTCTATTTTCTTCTAATTGTTTAGAATATTTTATGAGATATTCTCCGATGTTCTTTAAAAATATTTGTTGTTTCAATTTACTTTCTAAGCGATCCACGATCAGCGGAACGTTGGTGACAAAAAACATTCCGCTTGATCCAATAACATCAATGTCATCTTCATCTATTTGAAATGCAATATTAACTACTTTTGTTTTTTGGTCTTCGCTTAGTTTTTCTTTTTTGTATTTCTTTAAATCTATAATCATTATTAATTATTAATGGATAATTAATTTTATTTCTATTAGATAAATTATTATAAGAACTTCACACTCTTCACAGTACTATAAGTTTTTTGAAAAAATATTTTTTAAGAAAGAAAATTATTTTTAAACAAGTGTGATAGTGTGAAGAATGAGTTATTAGTATTGAGTTATATAGCATTTTACCATCACACTACTTGTTTTTAGAAGTGTGATAGTGTGAAGGGTTTGAGCGTTGGTACTAGGTAATTGGAGAAAAATTTAGAAAAATTATTATTATTAATAATATTTCTGAAAAAACTTATAGTACTAATAATTGCATTCTGAATTAAAAATATTAATAATTGTGTCACGCTATATTTTTTATGAGTAGAGAAAAGAATTTATATAAAATGGTGAAGGATAAACTACCTGATTTTAATCCTATTCGCATTGAAACAACTACTATTAATGGGTTTCCTGATATGATTTTGTTTAATAAAAATAGACACGCTTTATTTATCGAATGTAAGGTTTGTGAACGTGATAAATTGATACAAAACTTAAGACCGCATCAAAAATCATTCCATCATAAATACTGTCAGATATTTGGTAATCTATTTATCTTGCAACGCTCTCTCAAAGAGAGAAGAATTTTTCTGTACAGATCGATCTTTTTGAACTTCTTGGAGCAAAATGCTGACCACTCACCGCTGACCGATGTTTCATTGGGTGAAACGTGGCAACCGATCCGCGAAATTTTAAATGATGACCACTAAATATAGACACATCGATCCGCGAAACGCGAAAAACGTTGAAAAATATAGAGTTTTGTTGGCTGATAATATAGATTATGCAACAATCTCAGCTTTACGCGATCCGATGCTTAGGTACTTAGAGAAAATGAAACTGAGGATCAAAAAAAATTTGCCCCACCCCCAAAAATATAGCCCCAAAAAAATATGCGCTCGGCTAGGGTTTGCAACATATTCACACTGATGGAACAAAATTTACACATGGATTATAAAAACTTAGATACACAACAATTAAAGGCGATGGTTTTACTTCGTCAAAAGCAAGAACAAGAATTTGCTAGAGCAAATTTCATGAGTTTTGTAAAGGCGGTATGGCCAGAGTTCGTAGAAGGACCCCATCATTTAAGAACCTCTGAACAATTTCAAAAATTTTCAGCGGATAAGGCGCAGAGATTGATTATTAATATGCCCCCAAGACACACAAAGTCCGAGTTTGCTAGTTATCTGTTCCCAGCATGGATGATGGGACTTAATCCTAGATTAAAAATTATTCAGGCAACGCACACAGGTGAGCTTGCCGTCAGGTTTGGTAGAAAAATAAGAAACTTAATGAACACTAAAGAATATAAACGCATCTTTCCTAATGTAACTCTACGAACGGACAACCAAGCTGCGGGTAGATGGGAAACAAATCATGGTGGTGAGTATTTTGCGGCTGGTGTTGGTGGTGCTATTACTGGTCGTGGTGCGGATTTATTGATTATTGACGATCCACATAGTGAACAGGATGCGTTATCCTCGACTGCAATGGAAAATGCATACGAATGGTATACCTCAGGTCCTCGACAGCGTTTACAACCTGGTGGATCAATTGCAATTGTGATGACACGTTGGTCTCAAAAAGACTTAACTGCTAACTTGGTTAAGAAAATGGCAGAGCCAAAGGCAGATAAGTGGGAAGTTATAGAGTTTCCTGCTATCTTAGAGGATGATGATGAAGAAAAACGTAAACCCATTTGGCCTCAGTACTGGAAACTAGAGGAATTAGATAAAGTTAAAGCTTCTCTAGTACCAAGTAAGTGGAATGCCCAGTGGCAACAAAACCCCACCTATGATGGAACCAGTATTATTAAACGTGAGTGGTGGAATATTTGGGAAAAACCTCATCCACCAGAGTGCGCTTTCATTATTCAAAGCTATGACACTGCATTTTCTAAAAAAGAAACCGCTGACTACTCTGCAATCACCACTTGGGGTATCTTTCATCCAGACGAAGGACCCGAAACGCATTTAATATTACTTGCATCCACTAAAGGTAGATGGGATTTTCCTGAATTAAAGCAGGTTGCCAAGCAACAATTACAAAAATTTGATCCTGACAGTGTAATCATTGAGGCAAAGGCGTCAGGGACACCCTTGATACATGAGCTTAGACGATTTGGTGTTTATGCAACCGCATTTTCCCCGAACCGCGGTATGGACAAACATGTTCGCTTAAATACAGTCTCCCCTATCTTTGAAGCGGGTCACGTTTGGCGGACCGATGACAGTTGGGCGGTAGATTTACAAGAGGAACTCGCGTCTTTTCCTTATGGAGAGCACGATGACTTAGTTGACGCGACTACATTAGCTCTGATAAGATATCGAGAAGGAAACTTCGTCAAATTATACGATGATGATGAGGATATTGATGAACCAGTGAGACATGACAAATATGAGTACTACTAAAAAATTAATTAATCCTGAAGACAGGAGACTAAAACAAAAATTAACCCCCAAGCAAATGCTGTTTGTGACAAACTATGTTCAGGGAACGCTGACAGGTAAAATATCTGCGGCGGAGGCTGCACGCCAAGCGGGATACTCGAAGGATAGGGCAAGACAAACTGCCCACGAATTACTTAATCCTCAAATAAGCCCCTTTGTTGTGGAGGCAGTTAACGAATTAAAACAAGATTTGTATGAGACGGCTGGCGTTTCGATGGCATCGCACCTCTCATCGCTGAAAGATATCCGCGAAGCGGCACTCGAGGGTAAGCACTACTCTGCCGCCGTTAATGCAGAGGTGAACCGCGGTCGGGTGGCAGGCTTCTACGATAATAAAGCGCAAGCGGAGAACTCACTCGATAGTATGAGCAAAGAAGAATTAATTAAAGTTTTACAAAACTATGATAAGCTAGGCATTCAACAGGATCGCGGTCTAATCGTTCAGGATGATATGAAGAGCGAACCGCGGACAGTGGAAGGTGACTAGATGGAAAACATACAAAACGCTGAGTGGGTAAAAAGGGCGCTAGACCCTTCGACACCAATGTTGGATAATCAAACCGTTCGAACAGAGTATAGTGAGGTCGATGGAAAAATAGTTCTCTATCCGACAATTCGAATGATTGATGGTAAGTTAGTTAATCTTCGCGAAGAGGGGATTGATCCCGTAAGTTATACTATTCAAATGGGAGATTTTTTATCTTTCGATACTG